ACTGCTATGTCTGTCATAGTTAGAAAATCAACAGATGCTAATCCTCCTCTACAGGGATATGATATTTTTGCAATCGACTGGTATGGGGCAGGAAACGTTCCATCCTATGTTAACCCTTACGACTACATTTCTGATTGGTTTATCGATGTAATTGCAGTTGCAGGAGACTGGACTGACTACGTTGCTCTTTCTCAAGATCCCCAGTGGAGCAGATTCTTTACTCCTAATGGATTCATCAAGAGTCAGATGACCAACTTCTTGAATCAGCAGGACGTTCAGATCATTTCTATTACGACGGGATGTTTGATTATCGATTTTGTCAACCTAAACGGTAATAACGAATACATCCAGACCCTGATCAACAACAATACTCCAGGTAACGGGCTATTCTGTGCAGTGGACGAAGAAGCTCTAGAAAATCTTTGTACTAATCCGTATAAAGTGGATCTAGTTGGAAATCACTTAATCGACGAACTTTCTGGAGACAGAGATATTGTTGATGCTAAGCTTAATTTCTTGTCTTATGACCAGAATCTTCTTCAAGATTATCTTTACACCCAAAACTATTCAATCCTAACTGACGGGGCAGGAGAAACTGGACCAGTTGGTAGTCTATATTGTCTCCCTGGCTATAAGCCATCTGCTACATTTGGCGGAACTGCTGGTGTTTCTGAATATGGATTTCTTCCTTACAATCCAAATGAATATGTTGCAGGACTTCACTTTTTGATTGGAGTAACTGGGGCTTCTGGACCTTTCTCTGGAATGTCTGCAGCAGATCTTTTAGATCTGAAGAACTTCTTAACTCCTACGTCTAGCTATAATCCTTATGTGGTTGGGCAGGTAACTGGTATTACCGGAGGAGTAACAGACTCGATTATCAGCCAGTTCCAAAACGACGACTTGGTTAAACTTAAAGTTGCTAATGTTAACGAGGTTAATGGAAACCTACAGATCGCATTTACTCACCCTCTTGATATTGCTAAATATAGAAATCTAGGGATTTCAGTAACTCCTCACTCTTCGGATTACGGAACTACTCTTTATTCACCATATGGTATTACTGGAGATATTGGAGCAACTGCAACCTACCAGTTCGGTGCTTCTGATTCTCTAGGAATTCAATATACCCTGGGACCAGGCGGAACTGGTGCAACCTCATCTTCTGCACCGACAGGATACGCTAACGCACTAGTTGGACAGATCACAACACCTTTCTACCAGAACGTTCTCTATGCAGAACTACAGGACGGGGATACGATTTACCAGAATTCAGCAGGAACAAATATTCAATATCTTTCTTACAACCAAGACGTTGATAGAGACCAATATTCGATCTACTATGCATTTGGATACACTAATATTTCTAGATCCAGCAACACACTGGAAGCAATTACCAACTTCGGACAGTCTTACCCTTCGGTAAGCACAGGACTAGTTGCTGGTTATCCTTCGACAAACAAGATAGACATTATTTCTTCTATCGGAAGTATTAATGAATACATCGACGTTAACGGAGGAATTGCAGGAAAGACTAGCGTCACCTCGTTTAAAATGGACAGTTCATTATTCACCATTTCGGTGGGGGATCTTCTAGTTTCTACCGACCAAGATTTATGTCAGGTTGAGAACACCAACAGACAGCAAAGGCTAACTAAAGTTACTTCTGTAGCTACCACATCTTTGAATAACATTGTAACTGTAACAACTGCAAGACCTATCTACTTCTACTCAGGTGGAAGCACAGGGCTTCAAGTTCAGAAGTTCCAATCTATCCCTCAGTTCACCACATCATTTGACTTTACTTACCTAGAGGGATTCCAACTTAGCGACTTCCACAGACCAAACGGAACAGATGCTAGAGTAGAGGTAATTCTAGATGTGATGTACAACACTAACATTGCAGCAACGCTTGCGACTAAAGACGTTATCTCATTCAGATACATCGTTGATACATTCAGTGGAGTAATCCTTCCTAACTCTAAGTCTCAATTGAGTAAATTGGCCATGATGAGAGGACAAGCTCTTGCTCTGATCAATGCTCCTTCGATGGCTCAGTTCCAGGCTTCTGTAGATCCTAGATTTACCGCAGCTCCTACCGCAGCTGATCCGTACCCAGCTCTACAAACTCAGTATATTGCAGAAGGAGGTAATCTTTCTCTGAACCCAACATACACTTTCTCTCTGCCTACTCAAGCTTTAGGTGCTTCTTTTGCAGCATACTACGCTCCTTATATCACACTAAGAGAGAACAACAGAAACGTAAACGTTCCACCAGCAGCATTTGTTTCCAACAACTTCGTTGCTAAATTTGCAAATGGTGAACCATACGCTATCGTGGCAGGTCAGAAGAGAGGAACAATCGCAGGAACAAACCTAGTCGGAGTTGAATATGACTTTACTCTAGAAGACAGAGGATGGTTAGAGCCTTTCGGTATCAACCCAATCATCAAAAAGAGAGGACTTGGTGTTGTTATCTTCGGTAACCAAACTGCTTACCAGACAGTTAATTCTGCATTCAGCTTGGTTCACGTAAGAGATCTACTGATCAGCGTAGAGAACGACGTGGAACAAATTCTTTCTAACTACCTATTCGACTTCAACGAAGATTCTATTAGACTTGAAATTAAGACTCTGGTGGACAACTACCTTGACGGAGTTAGATCGGGTGGAGGAATTTATGCTTACCAGGTAATCATGGATGCTTCGAACAACCCTCCTTCAGTAATCGATCAAAATATCGGTATCATCGATGTTATTCTTGAGCCTGCAAGAGGAATCCAGAAGTTTATCAACAGAATTACTGTTACTAGAACAGGAGGTATTGCAGCAGGAGGATTTATCCAGTTTGCATAACCTAGAATTTTTAGCAGCAGCAAAGAAGCAGATAAATATAGAAAATAAGAAAACGAACTAAATGGCTGGATTACCACATTATCAAAATTCACTGTTTGGGATAAACAATTACGAACCTGTTTACCTCAACCAGTTCGAGGTTCTAATTACCCCTCCAGGACCAGTTTTGGGCGGGCAGATCCTCGTTCAGCAGGTAACAAATCTCAGCGGATTAGAAGTTGATAAAACACCTGCACCAATCGAGCAAAGATATAAGTTTGCAGTTAGAAACTATGCTGGTGCAAAACCAGATCGGACAGTATTTGATCTGTCTCTTAGTTTTACGGTCAACTTAAACGATGCTAATTCCATGTACGTGTTCAAAACCCTAAGACAGTGGACAGACTTGATTTACAACCCTCTGACAGGTGCAATGGGCGTGAAGAGAGACTATATCGGATCTATCGTTATTTCCGTCTTTAATAAACAGGGAGATGTATTTAGAAGAATTACCTGTAAGGACTGCTTCCCAACTTCTCCTCTGACAGTAATGGAGCTAGATTATCAAGCTACTGATATTTATAACGTTACTATGACATGGGCAGTAGACTATTGGGACGATCAATTCCTATAAAATAACAAAGAGAAATGGCAGGACTACCACATTTTACAAACTCCGCGGCAGGAGTAAAACTATACGAACCAGTTTACCTCAACCAGTTTGAGGTTTTAATTACCCCACCACCAAGTGTTACTCTGGCTAACACTAGATTTAAGGGAGAGGGGATTCTAACCCAGCAGGTGAAGAAAATCTCTGGTCTTGCAGTTGATATTCAACCAGCAGGAGTTTCTAGTCAGTTCTACAAGTTTGCAGAGAGAAGATATGCAGGAGGTGCTCCAGCAGATACTTCAGTTGCATTCAACGTAGAATTTGAGGTGAACTTAAACGAACAGAACTCGATGATCGTGTACAAAATCATGAGACAGTGGGCAGATCTAATTTACAACCCTCTGACCGGTGCAATGGGCATAAAGAAGGACTACGTGGGATCTATGGTGGTTTCAATCTTCAATAAGCAGGGAGACGTCTTCAGAAGAATAAGTCTAAACAACTGCTTCCTGACTGCAAACATCAATCCGATGAATCTAGATTATAATGCAGGTGAAACTCTCTACACCCTAGAAACCAGCTGGAAGGCAGACTACTGGCAGGATCAATTCCTATAAACTTAAAAATTAAAACTAAATGAAAAATTTATCAGATTTTAACTCTTTTGTTC